GCGTATACTATTACAGTTGGTAATGGTGGAACAAGCTTAGCTAATGGTGCAACAGTATCTTATGCAGGAACTGGTGGAGATTCTGTATTTGGAGAATTAACTGCTAAGGGTGGCGGTGGAGGAAATAGTTGGACACACGCTAGCAATGGTCAAGCTGGAGGTTCCGGTGCAGGTGCATCAGGCAACCCAAATTTACGGGCACTTGGTGGCGGTCAAACACAGCGAGGTCAAAGCGGTGATTCAGGAACTTACGGTTATGGTAATAAAGGTGGAGCAGGGGGTTATGCAACTAGCGACGTGGGCGGAGGCGGAGGCGGAGGCGCTGGAGGTCCAGGTCAACCATCTAAAGGAATTGGATACACTGGGTACACTGGTAACGCTTCATTAGGCGGTAACGGTGGCTTAGGATATACATGTTCCTACTCTGGAACTGCAGTGGTATACGCTGGCGGAGGCGGCGGTGGAGCTGGTGGTTCTGGCGCTGGTGACTACACTGGAGAACCTCAAGGTGGAATTGGTGGCGGAGGTGCTACAGCACTTCAGTCATCACATGGTGGAGACGCTTCTGTAGGATTGGCTGGCGCTGGTAACGGTGGGGCTGCTGCAAGAAACCAACGTGGAGGTTCTGCATTAGCTAATACTGGTAGTGGCGGAGGCGGTGGCGATAACACAGATGGTGGAACAGGCGGTTCTGGAGTTGTAATTTTTAGGTACCCATCTAAATATGCTGATGTGGCTTCTTACACTGGTTCTCCAACTATAACTACAACAGGTGGATATAAGATCTATAAGTTTACAGGTAACGGTTCGGTAACCTTCTAAGGGGTTTCAAACCTGCCGCTGGCTGGTAAACTACAATACATATTAGACGTTAGGACTCTCCGATGACAGCAGTATTCCCCACAAGTGTAAGAAACTACACCCCTCAACAGGACCTTGTCAATACGATTATTGCTGACAACGTTAACTCCCTCCAGGAGGAAGTTAGAAAGATTCAGGAAGTTCTTGGTAGCGCTGCTACATCACAGAACCCGCTTACCTCTACTTGGACTGGATCATTCTCTCAAGCAACTACTTGGGGAACTGTCTATGATCGTATTGCTAACATTGAAGCCGGACTTGTATCTGGCGTAGCAGGTGCACCTTATCCACTAATTTCTGGTGGAAGTACAATCACTACCACGAACAATAAAGGTCTTTTAATTCGTGCAGGTGCTACAAGCCTTAATCTTTTAGAAACATATTCTTTTGCTAACGCTCTTGGTTTTAATCTAGACTCAGCTGGTCTTCCTAAGGTTGGAACAGCTAACGTTATCTATGTCGGTAGTTCTGATCACTCAGCTCTTACATCTGCAACTACTGCAGCTGCAACAGCTGCTGCAGCTAGAATTCCTCTATCGACTGTAACAACTGCCGGAGATCTTATTGTTGGATCTGGTAACGCAACAGTTGGACGACTAGGTATTGGATCAAACGGGCAGTCACTTATCGTAAGCTCAGGTTCTCTTGCTTGGGGTGTGCCTACAGATACCACTAAACTGCCTCTGTCGACCGTTACAGCCGCTGGAGACCTTATCCTAGGGTCAGGAGCTGGAGCTGTATCTCGCCTCGGCATAGGAGCCTCTGGAACCGTTTTAACAAGCAACGGTACAACCGCTGTATGGCAAGCGCCAGTAACAACTTACGTTGGTCAGACTAACGGTGTAGTAACTACCGCAGCTCTTGCTTCAGGAGTTGTCCGAAATGTTTATACAAGAACTGCAGCCCCATCAAGCAGCGACGGCATCGTCGGGGACATCTGGATTGTCTACGCATAATGCCTGCCAAAATAAAAGTAGATCCCACTAACTGGGGTAATGTAACTGACATCCAAGTAAAGACAAGTAGTAATACTTGGGGCTATGCTAAAAGCGCTTGGTTAAAAACAGATGCGACTACTTGGGTACGCTGGTTCTTAGGCCCTATTTCAGATAATTTTAATCGTTCAGTTTCTGGCTCTTTAGGTAATGCAACTACAGGAGAGACCTGGACTAACGTTACAGGTACTTGGTTTGCTAACGGATCTGCTGCTCAATCAGATACTGCTGCAAGCTCAAACGCTATTGCTACCGTAGCTTACGGTGTTAACGATGTTACTGTGGGGGCAGGTATTACCAATGGTACAGGCGTAGCTGCTTGGGTAGTTGACGCCAATAACTGGTACGCCCTAGTTTCTTTTCAAACCCAAGTAAATACTACCTACTCATGTAACTGTTCTTGTAATGGTCACTGCGTAGATACTAGCTACCCCGTCTATAACAGCGGCCCTAGCTGTACTTATTGCGGGTCTACTACCTCTGGTGGCGGTACATCTACCTATCAAGGAACGTATGTTGCAGGTACAACTACTGTTACTGATGTTGGTGCCGCTACATGTACAACAAGCATAAGTGGTTGGAAATATATTGGCTCTGCCTATATTGCTGCTCGTAAGTGTACTTCAGCTCAAGTATCAGACCCGTATAACTATAACTGTTTCAGCACATCAGATTGTTACGCAGGTGGAGCTGGAGTAGCTTGTTTGTATGAATGTACTGAAGGAGAAGTTGGTCACCCAGGAGCATATAGTTGTTACATTCCTACTGGCGGTGTTACTACTTGTAGTTGCCCACAAGGTGGTGCTGAAAACGGCGGTCGTTGCTACACCTCAACAGTAACTTCTGGTTCTTGGACTTGCCCAAGCGGAGGTTCAGCTAACCAATCAACTGGAATTTGTACAGTTACTACTACTGGAACAGTTACCTGCAACACCTGTAGAAACCCTGAGTATGGAGTAGCATACTACCAACCTAGCTCTACATGTTACAGCGGAGGAACCTACCCTAACTGTGATCAATACGGCGGTGGTTGCCAAACTTGTGGAACTCTTTCTAACAGCTACTATATAAAGCTAATCCGTTCAGTAAATGGGACGATCACAAATCTTACTGGGGACATAAATGTTTCATCTCTTGTTGGAGCTGTTCGTTTAAATACCCAAGGAGATGTACTAAGCTACCAGGCATACTCAAACAGTGACTTTACTGGCCTGTTAACCTCCGGCACCTATACAGCAACCTCTCCTGCAAAAGCAAACAATTATGGTATTATTAAGACCTCTAGCCCATACGGCCAGGGATCTACGGTAGACAATTTTAAAGTATCTGGTTAGGACTACAATATGACTGATCCATTTGAAAGACCTGCACGACCATGGGACTTGTTCAATAAGAACTTAGGCCGGGTAGAAACAGAGATGGCAGAACAACGGTTTAACATTTGTCTCGAATGCCCACAGTTAATTAAGTTAACTAATCAGTGCAAAGAGTGTGGATGTTTGATGCATTTAAAGACAAAGCTTCCTAATGCCTCGTGTCCACTTGGCAAATGGGGCGTAGTACAAGTATCGTATAAGGAGACAAAATGACACAGAATAATGTACACCCACCTATTAAACTTGCTCTTATTATTGATGGCGAGGTAGTTGACATTCTGCATGCCCATGATCGCCTAGCAGCAATCCTTTTAAGTGAGCCAACTGTTGTAGATATTACAGATATTGAAAATGATTTTAATGGCGACATTTACCCAGGATATGCGTACAACGATACAACCGGTAAATTTACCCCTCCAATTGTAGGAGAGTAAATATGCGTGGCGACCAACGTGAGGGCAGATTTAACATCGCTTATGAGCGTGGGTCAAGCATTTCTGGAGTTAGCGTTGAGCTAGTTCAGACTGTTGGTACGTTTGTAGACTGGTGGATCTTTGATGCGGTTAATACCGCAGTAGATCCTATCTACGATGTAGGCTCATCTGTTATTGGTGGGGGACGTAAGTGGCTTAGCCCATTTACTATTCCCGTAGTTAACGCTCACCTAGAACAGGGTGCTACAGTGCAGAGCGACCGTGGTTTTTATAACACAGATATGCTTACGGTAACCATTAATGCCGATGTTATCGAGAACCACTTAAACTTCTTTGGGGGCAATGCGGCAAATCGTCGTGAGCTCTCAACAGTAGAGATTAACCCAGACGCATACCTACGTGATCGGATTGTGTTTAGAAACCAAGTATTTTCACCTACGCAGGTTTCTCCTCATGGTATAATTAAAGATAAGTACACCTTGCTACAGATAGCCTGTGAACAGGTAAACGCAGAAGAACTTATCAACGATTCACAGTTCCAACACTATGCTGGATACCGTGCTTTTGACGAGACTACGCTTTAAAGGAGATCCATGTCAGTTTATCATAATACATATACAGTAGGAACTACCGCTACTTTAATTGCAACTATCCCTGATAAAAATCCAAATACAGCATTACTAGTATTCAACGATGATAACAACCCTATTTTTATTGGGGATGCTACGGTAGCAACTTCAGGTGCAGATCGAGGAGTTAAGATTTCTAAGTCCACAACCTCTTCACAGATTTGGTTGAATGCAGGAGATAAGCTATACGCAATCTCTGAAGCAGGTACATCCGCAAACACTGTATCTGTACTATACTCTGGCGTATTCTAATGCCATTTAAATCTCAAGCTCAGCGTAGGGCCCTTTATGCAAAGGACCCTAAGCTAGCTGCAGAGTTTGAATCTAAGACCCCTAAAGGTAAAAAACTACCTGAGAAAGTGAAGAAGACAAATGGCAAAAGTAAAGGTTAGTGGCAAAGTCCACGAGATAAAAAAGAACAAAAAAGGTGATATTATTGTCGACCACGCAGGTGATAACGACCCTAAGTGGGATAAAATTAACCTCACCAAAAAAGCTGGGGCTAAGACAGTAAAAGAAGGTATCAAAGCAACAAAAGATTGGCATAAGAAAAATCCTCATATCGGTAAGAAAGGCAAAAAATAATGTGCGTTAAATGTGGTTGTGGAAAGAAAAAAGGCGAACCTGGCTACGGCAAGGGTAAGAAGTCAGCCCCAAAGAAGATGTCTCCAAAGCAGAAGAAGCTTGATATGGACAAAGACGGCAAGCTAGAAGGATCAGACTTTGCCGCCCTACGTGCAAAGAAGAAGAAGTAATGTGCGCCACTTGTGGCTGCGGTAAGCCAAAAGACAAGCATGGCATGAAGACCGTAGCAGCTGCTAATAAGAAGTACGCCAAGAAGTCTGACTCAAAAGGTAAGGCAAAAAAGGCTAGCGTAGTGCGAAAGAAAGGCATGTAATGTCTAAGTACACTAAAGCTTCAGATAAGAAGCAAGATGCCAAGACTACAAAAGGTCTTGACAAGGAACAAAAAGAAAAGTTTGAAAAGATGGACAAGAAGCATCGTAAGCCTAAGTCTCAAGAAGACGACCGCAAGATGGACGTAGCTAACGTCAAGAAGATTAAGGCTATGGAAAAGCGCCACGAAGCCAAGGAAGGCAAGAAGGGCGAAAAGGAGGAGGACAAGCGAGAAAAGAAGTCCAAAAAGAAGTAAATGATTAGCCCCCGAAAGGGGGCTTTTTCATTTATGATTGCTACTGACGCCGGAGTAATCCGGAACCCTGCTTGTAACACCCTGCGCCTTCCCATGGAGGATTGATGATTAATTTAGCTAATCGGCTTGCTCGTGAAGAGACTGATGCCGATAAACAGGAGTTTGTTCGTGGCTTAGCCAGCCTTGACCAAAACGGTGGTAAGAAAATCGTTGTTGGTTTTGCTGCAGGGTTTTTGCTATCGAAATGGCTCCTTAATCGTGAGTAAGTTTAGAGAAACTTTTTACGCTATCATCGATAAGGGTGCAGAAGCAACACTACAAGCACGCATCGAAAAGCTTCGCAAACATGCCGCCTCATATGGCTGGCCTTCAGATATAACTGATCAACTTAAATTTTCAAAGGGTGGGTCTATCTCCTACCCACAAAATATTGAGGAAGCCGTACTTACACTAGAGTACGGTACCCAAGACGTGCCTCCTGCGCCTGCAATCAGAACCTTTATGTTAGGAGCTAAGTAATGCCTTTTATCATTAATGAAGATGAAGCCCTAAAGAATCTGCTTCAAGGAATTACTGTCTCAGATGGTGGTAACTCTGCTCGCCCCGTAGCTGTGTATTACGGACAGCCAGATAAAGATATCCGCCAACAGACCTATCCATATATTACTTTGGACTTAGTGGGTGTTCGTGAAGATGTTGAGCGTGCACACCGAGGTGTTGTAAACCTAACGTACACACCAGAGGGAACAACCCCTAACCTTAATGAAGACGACTCTATTAACCAGCCTGTCGACTTCCCTATCCCTGTAGATCTTATCTACCAAGTCTCAACCTGGTCTCGCCAGCCTCGTCATGATCGTCAGATTATGGCAAAGCTGTTCGCACCTGGTAGACTACCATTTAGATTTGGGCAACTACCTATTCCTCAAGACGGTACCAACCGTCGTTTGGATATGTTGGGGTTCTCAAAAAGAGACACTACTGAAGGAGGCAAACGCCTTTTCAGTAATGTCTACAATATCCGTATCAGTGCTGAACTATTTACTACACAGCTAAATGCTGTTTACGCTGTAACGGATATCAATCAAACAATCGATTATCAAACCATACCTTTTACAATAACTCAGTAAACAACACGGCCCCACTAAGAAAACAACCTAACCGAAGGAGTAACCCCGAATGGCAAACTTTGCCCGTCCCGGAGTCTATATCCAAGAAGTAGCTCTTCCACAGGCTATTGAACCTGCGAATACAGCAAACGCTGTAGGCGCATTTGCCGGAGCTCTTCCACAAGGTCCTACGACTGCACCAGTACTAGTTAGTACATGGACAGATTTTGTTAAGACCTTTGGTGGATTAAATGACTCATACCCAACCACTTGGGCTGCCTATAACTTTTTTAGCAATGGCGGCCGCAACCTATATGTAAAGCGTGTTCTTGGAACAGGTGCTGCTACAGGATCCTTAATCATTAATGATGGTACAGGAACTACAACCACCTTAACTGCTACAGTAACTGCAGCTTCTGCAGCTTCTGGAACAATCACTTACACAGCTACTAACACATTCTCTGTTGGACAATCAGTAACTATTACTGGTCTTTCTACAACAGCGTTTAACCTAAGCAATGCGGTTATCGCATCTCGTTCAAGCTCACAGTTTACTGTTACAAGCGCTGCTACAGGTACTGCAGTTACTGGGGCTTCAGCTACAGCAACTGTTACTGTAACTACAGCTTCTAACCCAGTATTTACTGCAAACGCTATTAGCGCAGGAGACTGGTCAAGCAGCAACTCAATTAAGATTGTTGCTGCAGGATCTACTGGTCGTTTTGGTCTAGAAGTTTACCAAACAACTACTAACAGTGGAACTACTACAACCAGCTTAATCGAGTCATATACTGATCTAAGCATGTCATCTACAGATAGAAACTTTGTTCGTTCTGTAATTAACTCTAATCCTAAGTCTGTAATTAACATCTCAGCTACAGGATTTGATGCTACTAAGTCTCCAGGCGTACTTACTGCCCCTGTATCACTTTCAGGTGGAAGCAACGGTTCAGCCCCTGTACGTACAGATTATGAGACTGCTTGGACTACATTTGATTCTGTACTTAACCCATTGGTTATCTACGCACCAGATGCTCCATACGCAGCAACAGGTACCCTAACAGCTCAGATCCATGGTGATGCAGTATCTTATGCTGCTTCACGTACAGACTGCTTTGCAGTAATTGATACTCCTTCAGGACTAGAAGTTTCTGCAGCACAAGATCAGGTAACAGCTACATACTCAATCTTCTCCGCAGATACAACCGGAAATATTGCAGCAGCATATTACCCATGGTACAACATTCCAGATCCAACTAAGAGCATTGGCGTAACACGTCTTCAGGCTCCTGGTGCTGGTGTCGTTGGTCAATACCTTGCTACCGATGCATCTCGTGGTCCAGCTAAGACTCCAGCGGGTCTTCAGAATGTTATGGCACTTGCCCTATCAACTGAGCACCTATTTACTAACGCTGAGCTTGATGCTATTAACACAAGCGTTGATCCTATTAACCCTATCCGTCAGGTACCTGGTGCAGGTATTGTGATCATGGGTGGACGTACTTTGGATAACACTCCAAACAACCGTTACATCAACCTTCGACGTTCATTGATTTACATTGAGAAGTCATTGAATGATCTAACATCGTTTGCTCTTTTTGAGAACAATGACTCAAGACTATGGTCTCAAATTAATACCACTCTAAACAGCTTCCTTCGTTCTTATTGGAACTCAGGTGGCCTACGTGGAACAAACCAAGAACAAGCGTTCTATGTACTGTGTGATGCTACTAACAATCCATTTACCGAAATTCAAGCCGGTAGAGTTAACATTGAAATTGGCGTTGCTCTTGAATATCCAGCAGAGTTTGTTGTCATTAAAATTGGACAACTTACCGGAAACGCAACAGCGTAAAGGAGATAAATAAAAAATGGCAGCATACCAAAATCCACTAAGTACCTTGATGACGGATCCAGTCCGTAATTTTAAGTTCTTAGTCACATTTCAACCAACAGACGAATGGAAAGACAGCGCTAAACCAGCACAGATGGGATTTGTATCCCTCTCAGGTCTTAGCGTAACTACTGAACCAATCGCTTATCGTGAAGGTGGATACAATACAAACGTCCATCAGATCCCTGGTCAATCTGCGTTTACCCCAATCACCCTTTCTAAGGGAGTAATGTTGGGACAAAACTCAAATGCTCTATGGATGAAGCGCTTGTTCTCAGTTCTAACTCCAGCACTAACATCTGGTGTTGGCGCAGGATTCCGTTGTAATCTTGACATCCAGGTCTTGAGTCATCCAAATCCTCAGGCATCTACTGGCGGAGCTACAGCGCAAGCTGAAACAGCTAACGCTCAGCACACTTCATTGCGTTTTAAAGTTTACAACGCATGGATCTCATCATTATCTTACAGCAATCTAGATGCAGGAGCTAACACCCTTATGGTGGAAGAAATGTCTCTAGTACACGAAGGTTTTGATGTGAAGTACGCAACAGGATACGCAGTAACAGGTTCAGCTACAGAAATCGCTTAATTAAGAAAAGGTGTATAAAATGACAACTGATACGACTATAAATGCAGCAAACAATCCTGCTTTAGCAAACGAACTAGCTTCTAAAGCTATGACTCCTTCTGATCAGGCGGTGGCTAGTAGTACCCCTCAGGTATCTACTACGCCGCCTCCTGATACAGAGGTTGAACTACTGGGTGGATTATTAGATCCAATTAATGGTTTGATTTCTACAGCAGAAGTTAGAGAATTAACCGGAGTTGATGAGGAGATGCTCTCTAAGATCAATGACACCGGAAAAGCTCTTTTAACTATTCTTGAAAGAGCAACAGTAAGTATTGGCAATGAGCCAGCAAGCAAAGACCTATTAGATGCACTATATGCCGGTGATCGTGAGCTTCTCCTACTGGCTATTAGAAAAGCAACTTTTGGAACTGAAGTTAAACTAGGACCTGGAAAGTGCCCTAGCTGTGACTTTGAACAAGTCTTTGATATTGATCTAAATAAGGACGTTCCTCTTAAGAAACTTGATGGGGACCACACCTTTAGTCTTAAATGTAAGGTTGGGGATGTAGTAGTAACTCTTCCTACAGGAAGCACTCAAAAAGCTATTGTTACTTCTACCACCAAAACTTCAGCAGAATTGGATACAATTCTCTTGAAAAACTGCATAGTATCTATTAACGGGATGCCGATTATCAACGTCGATGACGTAAGAAAGTTGAGCTTAAAAGACCGTAGAGATATTTTGGAGGCAATTACAAACCGAAATCCCGGCCCACAACTCAGCGATATTAAAATCCCATGTCAGTCTTGCGGC